TGCTTTAAATCTTCCTGCACCATCAGCACCGAAAGCGTCCATAGCTATTGTTGTGTCAGCTACAGCGTGTACTCCGTTTACCAATACTGATCCTGCTTCTGTGCCTAGTGAATCATCTATAATTGGTGGCGTATAAGTAAATGTTCCCTTACGACCTCTTTGTGCAGTAATAAACGCAAAGATCGGAGCAAAACTTGCTCTAGTCATTGGCGGAAACGATACTGACATTTCCCATCTTTGATTTTGTAATTGTCTTGCTTGTCTACGACCACTAATAGAGGTTGAAACAATAGTTGTTTGATTGCTCTTAATGTTAATGCCATTAGATATTGGACTTGTAGGAAATGCACCACTCATACTAGAGCCGCCTGACCTTTGTTATTCAAAGCTGAGTTAATCATATTTACAATCTGTCCTCGTCTTGTATCTAGTAGATTTCCAAATGATTGTGCGTCTACTGTGGTTATATTAAAGTTTACTGTTGCACCACCACCACCAATTTGATGATTAGGTGTAACTGATCCTGCGGTATTAGGTGTAAAGAGTTCAGGCCCTTTTTCTCCAACTAAGAATGGACTGTTCGGTAATCTAGATCCACCAAATTGTGCAGGTGGTTGTTGTGATCTAATTGAGTTTACTTGTCCCATACCCATAGCCAAATTTGCGGCGGCAACAGCATAATTGAAAGGTGCTGGTATATTTTCCATAGCGTTCATAACCGCACCATAAGTACTCATTATAGCTTTTCCAATGCTAAATGCTTGTTGTAATCTAAATGCTTTTTTACTGTGAGCGGCGTTTGCTTTTGCCGCTTGTTCTAAATGAGACATAGTGCCTTTAAGTTTGTCTTTATTAGACATTTTCTCAAAATCTACTTCACTAAATTTACCCGCTTTAAATTTATCTAAATTTTGTTGTTGTATTGCCGCTCTTTTATCTGATTCAGCTTGATAAATAGCAGTTACTTGTTTTTGGAAGTTATCTTCCATAAGTAAGTGAGTTTCAATTAATTCTTCTTTTAAAGCTAGTTCTTCTTCTGATAATTCTCTACCACGACCTAATACTGCATTTGCTTTAGCTTGATGTAATTTAGCTAATTGCTCATCAACTATTGCTTTTTCTTCAATATTTTTTTCAATTAATAAATCTAATTCAGACTTATTAGCCTGTATAATTTTTTCTAAATTTCCATCTTTTTTAATTTCTCCACGCTCAGTTTTTGGCGGTAGGAAACCACCTTGTATTCTTTGAGCATCATTCATAGATGAAGCAATTAATCTAAAAGTTTTTAATTGATCTTCTAATATCTTTAATTCTCCTGTAAGTTGATTGACATTTCTTACATTCTGCTCATTTCTTGTTAAATTACTTTCGGCTTCTTGTTTTGCAATAGCTTTTTTTAATTCTAATCTTTTTTCCTCTACCTTTAATAATGCTTCTCCTCCTGTTGCAGGTGCTAAGTCACTTATAGCATTTTTAAAATCTTTAAACTTTTTAGTCAGTAACACTACTGCGGCTGTAAATACAGCTATGCCACCAAATATAATATTTCTTTTAGTAACACTATTAAAGACAGTCATTGCACCTGTCATTCCCATAATAGCTGATGTTATACCTACAAATACAGTAGCTAATTTTAATGCAATAATACCTGCAAAGACTGTTAAAACAGTATTAGCATTATCTTTAAGAGACTTAAACATCTTAGCTAAACCCATTACTGCAACTGATAAAGTTTTACCTATTTGAATTGCTAATTTCTCGGTAGATCTAGCATTTTCCTCAAAGAAAGTATTTAAGCTACCCATAGCCTGTTTAAGGGTAGCAAAAAATGTTTCGTTTATTTGTTGTTTAAAGGTGAATAACTTATCACCAATCATTGAGATTGTACCCTCAAAAGTTTCAGCTAATGCGTCAGTAGCTTGACCAAATCTTCCACCACCACTAAAGACATCTTCAAATGCTTTAACAGTTTCTTCAATAGATACTGTAGCACCTTGTTGAAAACCTAATAAACTTCTAACACCTTTTTCTCTAAATACATCTGCCGCCGCAATACCACCACTAAAGGCTCTTTGTATCTGACTAGCAGTAGTTTGAAAATCTAATCCTGTAACAGCCGCAACATTACCTGTAATTTCTAAGATACGAGATAAATCTGCGGCATCTTTAGATACAACAGCTAAGTTACCTGATGATCTTGCAATTTCTTCTAAACTAAATGGAACTCTACCTGCAAATTTTGCAAGGTTATCAAATGCAACTGCACCCTCTTGAGCAGAACCAAATAAAAATTTAAATCTAACTTTTAAACTTTCAACTTCTTTGCCTGTTTGTACTAAGTTCTTAATTAATAGACCTGCACCTAAACCTAAAAAAGCATTACGCAAATTAAAGACTGATTTCTTTAAACCATCAAGACCTTTTTTCGTAGTGTTAATAGCACCTTTGGTTTTATCCTTTGCTACTATATCTATATTTACTTTTTTAGTCATTTATCTCCTAGACCTTGCTTTTTGCATATTCATTTGTTGTTGTTGTTTAGCGTTCTTATCTTCTAAGAACACAACCCAAGATAACAGTTCTTCAACTGTGAACTTTTGTACCTGATGTATTGGAATTTTTAAATAATCGGCTAATTGAACTATAGTATTATAGTCATAGTCGTTTTCTATTTTTTTTTAATATCGTCTTTTGTCGGTGTGACCATTAACCAAGTTGCAAGATCAGCAACTAAGTCAGGATCAGCTCTTTTCATTAGATGTTGTTTATGTTCAAGGGTAAATAAATTTTTACCTTGCTCATCTAATGCTAACTCAATTAATACATATGCCAACCCTGTGATTGTATCAATTTCCATTTTCTTTAACAACTTACCTTTTTTTTCTAATGTTAAAGGCTCTTTATAAACTGTTAAATCCCAATCCTCAAAGTGTTTGCTTTCGCCTGTGCTTAAAGAATTAAAATGGTCTTTGATATTATCTATTGCTGACATATGTATTTTTTACCTTAAATTTGATTAATTGTCAAATTATACTGTACCTCTAGTAATTGCACCATTAATTTGTGCTGATATAGACATTCTAATTATATCGTCCATAGTTACTGATAGTGAGTTGCCTGTTATGATTGCAGGTACTGTGTAGAAATAATCTCCACTTTCTGCACCCTCAGGGTATAACAATAAAGTAACGCCTGTTGCTTCTTGTAATACGATCTGACCATTACTGTCAGTTTCGTCCCACATACACTCAATAGTTACTGAGCCACTTTTTCTACTTGTTTCGTATGTTTTGTTTGTGTCAGACAGTTGAGTTGATTCAATTACATCTGCTGTAGTTTCTAAAGTAAACGCTGTTACCTCTGCTACTACATTTGATCCTATTTTTACTACTCCTGCTGAGCCTGTATGTACTGCCATTTTATTCTCCTTGTTCTTCTGTTATAGATTTAGTTGTTGTTTTTTTCTTGGGTTTTGAAGATTCAGTAGTCCAACCTTGCTGTGCGTACTCATCTTCTTGGTTATCCCAAACCTCAATAGTATCTCCATCTTTATTTTGAAGTTTTATTTTTTTTGCCATATTTTCTCCCTGTTGGTTTCTTAGCTTCAGGATTGTTATGCTTATGCACCCAACCATCTTCTAAAAATTTGTTTGGATTATCCGTTAATACAGTCAATCCGTTTTTTATTAAATAAACTTTATCACTCATTATGGTGTTCCTTGTGTGAATTTATAGAAGCACCTTACAGTCATAATTATACCACCATAAGGAAATATACTTCCCTCGTCTGTTTCTACAGCAACTAATTGCGTATCTAATGCGTTGCTTGATCTAGTTCTGTCACTATCTAATGCTGTCTCAACTGTGGTTACTAACTCATTCCGTTTAGTATCTATGTTGGTTGTACTTGCACTACCATTGGTAACAAAACCAAATATTCTAAAATCAATCGTGCCTGTGCGAGTAATGTTGCTATTCTTAATAGAAACATCTTCTCTAGTCTCATCAGCAGTCTGTATATAGACCGCAGGAAACTGTTGTTGGCTCAAATCATCTAATTCAAAAGGCTCTCTTGTTACCTTGCCGAATGTTATCGGACTGCTAACCGCAGTAAGGGTTGTAACAATGTGAGCCGCAATATCTTCTCGTTCACTCATAATCTTAATTCTCGTTCAAATGTTTTTCTAAATATCTCTACTGCTTTATCTTCTTCTACTCTATTAACACTAAAGAATGGTCTACTTTGATCGTTAAAAAATGCTTTTATATTTTGTGTTCGGTTTGGAAAGAACACCTGACCTTTAGTTGATGATAGTTTTTTAAAACTCATATTGCCTAACATCTGACCGCTAAAGAATAGATTAGGTGTTAATGAAGCACCTCGTTTAGCTCTAACTTTAGCATAGCTTTTAGAATATCTTTTAAATCCACCACCATTAACACTCTTGCCTTGTCTAGTACGATCTTTAATAGCGTTCTGTATAAATACCGAAGCTCTAGCAATACCTTTAGCACTAGCACTTGGTACTTTTCTTTTAATCTTATCTAATGCACCTTTAACCGCAGTAACATTAACTTGTAGATTAACTGTTACCACTATCTAACCAATCTTAAAGCGTGTACTGCAACTTTTTCAGCGTCAGTGATTGTGCTGTCATCATTAGCATCATACTCAACACCATCTCTTAGAATATCTGCAAATTCATCTTCATACATAGTTCGGTAATAAGATCCCATTTGTTGGAAGCGATCTTCATCACCTTGTGAATTAAACTTAGTTAGCGCAGGGCAAATATAATACCCCAATGTTCTATAAACTGTGGCTCTAGTCCACTGTGTGTCAGTTAGTAATGTTAAATCAATCTCTATGCCACCTGCGTAGCTTCTATTTCTTGATTGGTTACTGTGATATACTGACCACCATTTGTTTCTAATATCTCTTTGTACATCTGCTATTGCGTTAGTCACAAATGCGTCTTGCTCACCTGTCGATAAACCCATATCACCTATATCAGGCTGATATATAATTAAACTGCTTCTTGTTGCAAATGCCATAATAAATTCCTTGTTATATTAAAGAGGGGGCAAAATGCCCCCCCTAAATTGATCAATCCGTTAAGGATTATGCTAGGCTTGAATCTAGCTGTAGTTCTACACCATAAGTATCGTGTAGCTCTCCAACTCCATAAACAGCAGTAGCAACTAGTTCAGTACCTCTGATTGAAGCGTCTCTTTGTGCTTCAATTTTGATGTCCTGTAGCATAGCTAAACCTAAAGCGTCTTTATGGAATAAAGCACCTTTGTAATCACCTGCAGTACCAGTGTTAGCCATATTAGATGATTCGTAAATGCTTACGCCACCTAGTTGTCCAACATAACCAGTTCTCATAGCTTCGTTTTGTACTTCTCCGCTATTTGGATTTGCAAAAGTGTTAGTTAATCCTGCTTTCAAATCGTAAGCAATTAGTGGGTGTAACACACAGCTTAAATCTGTATTTGGAACACCTTGAGTTCTTAGCTCAGCGATTGCTTCAAAGATTTTAGCCGCAGATGCCGCAATATCAGCACCACCAACAACTTTACTAAAGCCATCAAATAATGCCATTAGGTCTGTGTCGATTTTTCTTGCGATTCCTTCACCAAATAATTTACCAAGATCTCT